ATGTAGTTAACAACAGCTTGTTCAGTTGGAAGAGCTTCGTCACTAATATCTGACATGTCACTGTCTGGTGAAAATTCATTTACTGTAACCCCACGTGTAAATCCTAAGCCATCTAAGTTTGAAAGAGCAATACTTGCTGAGAAACTAACACTACCATCACCTTGGTTAACACGGAAATAGTCACCTACTCTAAAATTACCATCTTGGTCATTAGTAACAAAGAACACACGCCCTGGCGCCGTTTCTGTAACTTCTTGTGATTGTGCTGGACGCCTAGTTGGTGGTCCGTATAGTTCTCTTGGATAGTTTGAATCTTCGTATGAACCTGTACCAACATCGAGCATGTCGTGGTTACCAGCTTTAACAACTGAGAAGTCTGTAAATATCTTACCCGTTGCTCCTGGAGGTGGACTTAGTCGTACACTTGCTTGATCAATAAGTGCATCGTTCAAATTTTGATCTAATGTAATAGTATTAGTTACAGTATCATAAGCGGTAACTTTATAAATTGTTCCTTTGTAACCTAAACGTCTGTTTACTATTTCGTCAGCGTCATATCCTATTTGGTTGATTGTAAATTGATTTACTCCTGGACCTATATTACTACCGCCACCATTTATAACAACGCCTAAGTGATTTAGTGTTGGCAGTGCTCTAATAGCAAATCTGTTTACTACATTTTCATTTGGAGTAACTTGAATAATTCTATAACCAACATCTGGCTCATTAACATATTGTAACCCCGCACCTAATAAAAGGTTTGTAATATCAGCATTAGTATCAATTTCATATTCTTGTAACAATCTAATTGTAATATTTGCATCGTCAGGAATATCTGCTAATAGTCCTTGTGCTGATCCTCTAATGTTTATTTTATTGCCATTAAAGTTTCCAATCTCATAACTTACGTTACCAGTGGCGCCACCGTGTTCAACATCAGCAACCATAACATTAAAGAACTCTGCTGCGGAGCCGTTATAACCTTGCTGATTTTTAATTGTAATTTGTAAATCGCCTTGTACGTTCTCCCCTGTTACACTACTATCGGCTAGTGCTATAAACACACTTTCATTAACTGTTGCGGCATTAACTGGAACTTCAAATGGGTTTCTTCCTTCAGCACCTAGTCCATATATTCCGTTTGAACTTGATCCGTTTAGTGAACGTACTTCTGATCCGCTTTCTGCTTTGTATGTGTATCCACAATAGTATGTGAATATACTAACAAGCTCAACTCTTGCATTGTTTCTTGCTAGTACACCGTAACCTAAGTTACCAAACATTGTCCAGTCAGTAGCAACAAATGACTTGTTACCAGCTGTAATCATTGTTAAGTTTCTATCTACAAGTGTAGGTAATAATGGAGTTTCACTGCTTATATTAATATTATATTTAGGTAGACTCTGCGGACCTTGTGTTTCTCCGTTCTCCATAATATCAAGTATTATATCAAAGTCGCTGTTTGCTTTATCTTTTATAGTCTGTGCTACAACATCTGCTGTAATAGTTTGTGTTGAAACAGATTGGTATGTTGGCGATGCTGCTACATTACTTAATACATTTTGTATAAGTCCTTTGACATGATTGTTTGCCGCTAGTGTTTCTGTTAGCTGTGCGCCAATTGCAACACTTGGATCACCTAAGTCGCTTACACCTCTATAATAACTTCTGCCTGCTTCTACACTTCTTCTACTACCTCCAAACAAATCGTTTGCAATAGCTGCAACAATATATCCTGTATCACGTTTACATAAGACATCGTTGTAAACAAATGCAGGATACGAAGCATTAATAAATGCAATAGTTTCATCTTGTATCCAACTAATGTTAGACATAATAAGATCATGTGCTTCTTTAATACTTACATAGTTTGTAATTAAATTAGTTATTATGCCAAATAGTGTTGTGATTGTTGCGTCTGTGCCTGCTTCACCATTATTACTATTAGTCGTTTGTGTAACTACACTTTGTAACGGAGTAACAGAAGTGTTAGCAACACAGGCAATCGCAAGATCTCTTGCTTTGTTTATTGCATCAACTGTCTCGGCTTCTTGTTCAGCAATTACTGTACTTCCTGTTTCAAAATAAGTTGCCGCGGCTTCACAAGTTTCAGCTTCTCCACCGTAGGTTAAGTCGTGTATCATTGCATCAATGATAAGTCCTACATCTCTACGACATGTGTCTTCATCGTACACAAAACTTGCATAGTTAGTATCGATAAAATTAATTGTGCTTGTAATAATAGTAGGAAACTCAGTAACAAATGATGTACGCAAAGTAAGTTTTGCTTGTAAGTCATCTACAAATGCTGGAGGAGTATTCGCAACTAGTGTTTCAAAGTTAGGTGCTATAGTTTGCGGTGCATAGTTAGTTCCGCTTTCAATTACTTCTTCAACTAGTAATATTAAATCCTGTGCTCTTGTAATAAGACTTTCACTTATTGTAGGCTCTGCTATAGTTTGCTGTTCAACTACTACTTGCTTACGTTGACCTACAGTAAAAACAGTATTACGCATAATAGTATCGATGATACTTCTTATAAATCCAAATGCGGCTATGTGCTGTTGAATTTGTGTTGGTATTACGCTTGTTATACCGTTCCAATAACTATTTGCAATTTCCTTTATTGCAGTATTACCTTCAAACAATAAATCAAATCTTAATGCGTCTAATAAGAATCCTATATCTCTTTCACATTTTGCTTGGTCGTAAACATAGTCAGTAGTAAATGGCTCAGCACCTGCTACTACTTTTTGTCTAATAAATTCAACTGTTTCAGCTTGTATAAAAGTCTTGTTTGCGGCGATAATTGCACTAGCATAATCTTTAGCATCGTCATATACTGTTGCCGGAAAAAATAAGTTGTCAACATTTCCTGCGCCATTGTTTAGGACATCTATAACATCATCAAATATACTAGCATTTGCTTGTTGGACAGCAGTTATATCAGATAATGCTGTGTTGGCTTGACCTTTTGCATATGTTAGACCGCCTATTGTAGGTGCAAGCTGATCACTTAATACATACGCACTGTTTGGTCTTGTGTAGGATAAGGCAGCAACTCTGCCAAAATAGTTTGTACCAAGTATACTATCGTAACTACTTGCTTTTAGTATAAATTGTAAATCACGTTTGCACTTGTCTCTATTATAATCGAACAAATATGTATTGTTAACATATGTAATAGTTTCTTCTTGTATAAAACTTTTGTTTGCCGCTAATAATGTTGTTGCATTTACTTTTGCATCACTAGGTGCTGTAACTGATTGTGCTTGATAACGATTACCATCTGCATAAAACGCTGTAGGCATAAGAGGCTTGCGCCAAAAGCTACTAGCAACCATACTAAGGTTATCGCCTGCTACTGAGTCTATATTAAATTCTTGGTTTCCTGTGAATCCGTCTGCAAATATACCTCCGTGGAAGCCAACTGCATAAGGATCAGTGTCGTAACTTGATTTTGGAAAACATGCACCTGTATGTGGATAAGGTGACTTAGTTAAAATTTGTCCTTCTGGATCTAGTACAAAGGCAAAACTACTGTGCTTGTCTGTTGTATAATCGTGAAACCAGTTTGTACTGTTACACAAGAATACATCATTGTATAAGTTATCTCGTGGCGTACTATATTCACTACGAGGATCTGTTAGGTAATGATAACCAAAGTACCCATCTGGAAATTCATCTGTTTCTCTCCAAAAACGTATCTTAGCCCAAGGTGATTCACTTGGTACACCAATCTTTGGTCTTACTGTTGTACGTCTTTGTCCACTACCAAATATACTTGTATTCTCTGGAACTTTAATAGGCAAGTGTTCTTCGTATATACCACTTGCAACGTGTACTAGTATCTGTTTTGTTTTTATAGGTTGTTCTTCGTTAACAAAGTTTTCAGTTTCAGGATTTGCTGTAATTATATCTTCAGCTAATCGCATTGCAGAATTAAGTGTTCTAAACGCTGTACCCCAACTTCTACCTCTTTGTACTCCGTAACGTCGATCATCGTGTCCGTCAAGACTAACATATAGTTCTACTACATCACCGTTGATAACCGTTTTGTTTAAAAAGAACCATTCTTGGCCGTCGGCATACTCAACTACTTTATCATTTTTATTGTAACGTAAACTGCCTTCTACAGGATTAGGTCTGTCTTTTTTATCCCCACCTGGAAGTCTTAGACTTTTTGCTTCGCCGTTGTCATCAATAATAATTGCAAGATTGTTTCCTACCTTTAGATTGCTATCATCGTCAACTACTAGTTGTTCGTTGAAAACATTGTTACCGCCGTACTTTTCACCATCGCCAACATAAACTTGTTTAGTTTCAGTGTCGTATATTATTTCACCTTTGAGTGGAACAAAGGCTAACCTTTCGGCTGTAGTACCTCTACGTAAGATGATGCTACCAAGTTCTGCCATACTATGCTCCTATAATTAAACCATTTTTATCATAATTCGGATCAGGAACATATGTGGCTTCTCCTACTTTTGGAAGATTGCCACAGTCATTTATTTCTGTATTTGGTGCTGTAAATGAGCCGCCGTCTAACGTAGATCCTGCTTGCTCATAAGTAGTTTTTCCGCCATCTACAGAAGCTCTATTAAAGATATTATTTTTATCAAATGGTGCGCCACGTGGTGTTGTCATCAATACATTCCTTATATGAATGTATTTATCGTGATCTTTACAACGCTATGCCAGTTGTCTTTTCTGTATATTGTTTGCTGATTTGTTCTTCTGTTTTGCCCATACAACTTACTGCTGAACTGTTTAAAACAAATTTACCATCAGGTGATACGCTAAACATAAATGGTGCAAGTCCTAGTCCTTGTTGCTGTGCAATAAGTACCATTGGCTTTTTTAGTGTGTAAGACTTATCATCCTCTTTTTCTAAACGAGCAATAATTTCTTCGCCTGAACTTAACTTAAATGAGACATTGTCTCCAATTTTATACGGTGCTTCGATTAACATTATATAGTATGTCCTGTTCCGTTGTAATTAGTATTTTCAATATAGTCTACCATTTGTTCGTAGCCGCCAACTTTATGTCCACCTACTATTATTTGTGGGAATGTTCTTGCAGTTGGAAATTCTTCAAAGACTTGTTCTCTAGTAAAGTCTTTGCCTAATTCTTTATACTCGTATAGTAACTGTCTTGTTTCGCATAGTGCTTTAGCTTTTGTACAACTTGGACATGCAGGTTTACCCCATATGGTTATCATAAACTAAATCCTTTCAATGAATCCTTATCTACATCTTGTTTAATGCCGCCAATAATATAAGACTCTACTTCTGTCTCTTGTGGAGCAACTTGTAGCCCTGAGCTACTTAACCAATGTTGTGTCCAAGGAAGTGGGTTAGTGTTAAGAGGCTGATCAAAAATTGCTTGTAACCCCAGCGCCTTTAACCTGCGGTTGGCAATGTATTCAACATATTGATTTAGTAAAGCTGCATTCAATCCAATCATTGAGCCATCTTTAAACAAATAGTCAGCCCAGTCTTTTTCTTCTGCAACACAATCGCGCCATAAGTCGTATACTTCTTGTTCACACTCTTTAGCAATCTTAGCCATGTCCGGATCGTCTTTGCCTTGCGACCAAATTTTCAAAACGTGTGTACTTAGAGCTAAGTGTTGAGCTTCGTCTCGAGCAATAAGTGAAATAATCTTAGCTGAGCCTTCCATTAGCTTTAGTTCGCCAAAGCCAAATGTACATGCAAAACTTACATAGAAACGCAAACCTTCTAAAATATTTACAGTCATCATTGCTAGATACAATTTCTTTTTAACATCATGTAAGCTACCTTCGCCTCTATGATTGTAAGCATCAACTGCTTCTACAAATGCATCATAGTGTTTGGTAACACTTGTTGCACGAGCAATAATTTTCTCATCGTCTAGAATAGTGTCAAACACTTCTGCAGGATCAGCATACACATTTTTCATAATGTGTGTATAGCTACGTGAATGGATTGTTTCAAAGAAGTCCCAAGTAACAATACATCCTTCTAGTTCAGGAAGTGAAACATGCGGCAAAAATGCTAGGCATGGACCACGTCCTTGGACACTATCAAGTAATGTTTGATACTTTAAGTTTGCTGTAAAGATATGCTTCTGCTCAGGGCGGAAGTTAGCATAGTCTGCTCTATCTTTCTGCAATGAAACTTCTTCTGGACGCCAAAAATATCCAAGCATCGTTTGGTTTAATTTATCAAACACAGGAAACTTAAATGTATCATATCTCTGCGTGTTCATATCTGCTCCGAAGAACATGTTTTGTTTTGTAAAGTCAACCTTATCAGTGTTGAATACTGTTTTCGCCATTTTAAACTTTCCTCTTTCCTATGTAGCTATGCTACTATCTTTTCTATCGTTTGTCAAGAACTAAATTGCACAAGCTTCGCACTCTTCTTCATCGTTCTCAAATTCGCCCTGCGGCAGTTGTTCTAGTGGTGCTTCGTCTTCTAGCTCACTAGGATCTGTTTTATAATCATATGTGTTCTGATAGTATGATGTCTTCCAACCTAACTTGTATGTGTTAAGTAGATCACCTATCATTACGCTCATTGGCACTTCATTGTTATCAAAGTGTGTTGGATTGTAACTCCAGTTGCCGCTAATTGCTTGGTCAAAGAACTTCTGCATCACAGCAACAATATTTATATATCCTGTGTTGTTTGGCATTTCCCATAACAAACTGTAGTGGTTCTTTAGTGTTTGATACTGTGGAACAATCTGCTTAAGAGGCCCTTTCTTGGACTTCTTAACGGACAAGAACCCTCTAGGTGCTTCAATTCCGTTTGTTGCGTTCGACACAACGGAACTGCTTTCCGATGGCATTTGTGCGGACAACGTTGAGTGCCGTAGTCCGTGTTCCTTGATGTCAGATCGTAAACCATCCCAATCATAGTTTAATTTGTTCTCCACTACTGTATCTACATCTTTCTTATACGTATCAATAGGAAGGATGCCGTCTGCGTATTTAGTACGATTAAAGTACTCGCATGCGCCGCGCTCTTTTGCAATAGTGTTACTTGCTTTTAACAAATAGTACTGGAATGCTTCTGTTAAATCGTGTACTAATTTCCATGCTTCTTTATCATCATATTTAACATGATTCTTTGCAAGGTAATGTGCTAGTCCAATATAACCTACACCTAAACTACGCCTTGCTTTTGTGCTAATCTCTGCCGCCTTAATTGGATATTTCTGATAGTCAATAATTTCTTCTAATGCTCTTACAGCTAACTCACATAGTTCGCCTAAGTCATCTAAGTTTCTTAGTGTACCTACATTAATAGCACTAAGAATACATAATGCAATTTCGCCTTCTGGGTCATCAATATGATTAAGTGGCTTAGTTGGTAGTGTAATTTCTTGACACAAGTTACTCATGTACACTGTGTCTTTAAATGAGCTATGCGTATTTGCGTGGTCTACATTCATAATGTATATACGCCCTGTTTCTGCACGTTCTTTAACTAACGCACTAAACAGTTCCATTGCTTTGATAGTTTTCTTTTTAACACTTGTTTTACGTTCATATGACTCGTATAGTTCTTTAAATTTATCTGCATCACCAAAGTATGCTTCGTACAATCCTGGAACATCGTGTGGCGAGAAAAGAGTTATATCACCGCCTGATAACAATCTTTCATACATAGTTTTGTTTAACTGTATGCTGTAATCTAATTTACGTACACGATTATCTTCAGTACCTTTGTTGTTCTTTAGTACAAGAATGTCTTCAATCTCTTGATGCCAGAACGGAAAATGTGTTGTAGCACTTCCGCCACGTACTCCGTTTTGTGTACAACAACGTACTGTGCTTTCGAACTTCTTTAAGAAAGGAATGATACCAGTGTGCGCCACTTCGCCACCACGTATCTTCGCGTTGACCCCACGTATGCGTCCAGCGTTAATGCCAATGCCCGCACGTTGAGCAGTATACCTGCCGATAGCCATATCACTAGCAAAAATACTGTCAAGAGTATCATCACTGTCAACAAGTACACAACTTGCAAACTGGCGTACAGGAGTTCTAACCCCTGCCATGACTGGCGTTGGGATATTGATTTTAAAAAGTGAGGTCGCATCGTAGTATCTCCTTACGTAGTGCATACGTGTTTCTGCTGGGTAGTTAGCAAACAATGTTGCCGCAATCATCATATACATAAACTGAGGAGTTTCAAATATTTGGCCATTAGAACGATCCTGACAAAGGTACTTGTCAACTACTTGACGTAGCCCTGCATAGGTAAAGTTTTCATCACGCTTATGTCTTATATAACCATCAAGTGTAGCAATTTCTTCTGTAGTGTACTTTTCAAGTATCTCAGAATCATATACGTTACGCTCAATGTTAAGTTCAATGTTTTTCTGTAGTGTAATTGCATTGTACTCGCCGAATACATCTTTGTTTACACCATAACTTAATAGTCTAGCAGCAGCATACTGATAGTTAGGAGCATCTAAACTGATAAGATCGTTTGCACTTCGTACAAGTATCTCTTGTATATCACTTGTTGGCATACCATCATAAAACTGTAAGTTTGCATTCATTTCAATTTGACTACTACTAACACCAGCAAGACCTTCACAAGCAAATTCTACTACCTTGTGTATTTTATCGATATTAATGTGTTCTTTGTTGCCGTCTCTTTTTGTGATTTGAATGCCATTTGACATGTATGTTTCTCCTGTTCCTATTAAGTTTATTATTTATTGCAGTCGTGGCATTGTATAGACACGTTGCGAAATTATTTCTTTTGGTAGATCCGAAACTGAAATATGACTCTCGCCATCATACCCAATTACTCTATTTTGAATCATTAACAAATAGAAAGTTTCGTTCTTCTCTCTATCTATACAGATATGTATCTCTACCAATTCTTGTTTAAAGCGTTCTGTTAACTGTAGTGAATAGCACATTCCTAATACGGTACAGAAGGCACAATACTGATTTTCTGAAATCAGTTCCCACGGTTGAGGCCACATCTTTTGGTCCCATGGATCAGTATGAATACTTACTCCAGGTACACGCTGGTAGGCATCAATTGTGTGCTGTAGCGGATCAGGGTGTGTTTCGAGTGTAGCTCGAAAATCGTGCCACGATTGAAGCCTCTTCTCAAATTGTTCTTCAAACATACGTTTAACTTCGTGAACGTATTTTAAAAGTTAATTTTCCTGAGTCGAGTTGATTGGTATACTTTACCTGGGCACTCCACGCTGTCTCCAATTGGTTTAGTGTTGCACTAAATTGCAAACTTTCACCTAATGAATCTAGTCCACTTATATCGTAATCATCCATAATACTAACGCTGTTACTCTCTCTGTTTACAAACACAGTCAAAGTTCCTGATCTTGAAAACACTCTTGAGCCAACATCAGTTTTATACCAGTAGTCAATATCAAATGACTTAGTACTATCTGCGGGCAATCTAAACAATAGTTGTGGTGTGCCAATTTGGGCAAGGTCAACTTGTTCAGTATATTCGTGTTCATAAAACGCAGGTCCTTCAACCTCTGGAATATATGGTTTACTAACTATATACGCCTGATTAATACTTAAATTATACGTTCTATCAAACTCATTGTCAACTGAAATATTGCCTGATTCTCCAAATTTTATTATACTGTGAGCAACAGTTGTTTCACTTCCGCCATTGTTACCAACACTAGGACCAAATCTGTTATTGATGCTAGAGTTACGTGTACCATTTTCAATATGAATTGCTTGTTGCTCTATGGTCTCAAAGTAACACTCTCTAATGTTGTTGTCGGTTGCGTTGAATTGAGTTGCATCTGGTGTTACACCTAATTCAATTGCTTTAGTAATGTTAAAGAACTTACATGAGTCAAATTCATTACGTGATATATTACTATTGCTTACTATGGCTTTACCTATAGAAACAAATTCACAATCAATGAATCTATTAAACTCTGATCTTACAGCATTACTTTTACTTCTTATTTCAACAGCTGGGTTAGTTGCTGTGTTTAATATTTTATTACCTTCAAACTTTACATTTTCAAAGCGACTGTCACGACAACTATTTAATTGTAGTAATGCCGCGGTATCTTCTGATTCTGTTTGAAGTGTACAATCTTTAAATGTAATATACCTTGCACTGTTAGCATATGACATTGTGGGATCATCATTTGGAATAGTAGTAGATACTACGCCTGTGTAAGTTGTATCGCTTGATATAGTCTTAAACATATTAAAGTCGCCTGTCTTAATAAAAACAGTTTTCTCTTTACCTGCTCCAACTATAGTTGCGTAAGGTGGTATGTTTATTGTTGAACTTATTCTATATATACCTGCTTCAACATGTAGTATTACTCTGCTCTGCGGATTGTTACGTGTTGATGGTTTTAGGTATAGTTCGTATAATGCTTTTTGTAATGCTACAGTAACATCTGAACCGTCACCTGCACATCCAAATGAACGAACACTTACAATATCGTCGAGTCTAGAATTAAGTGTACGCTCTACAGAGATACCTTCGCCAGTGTCAATACTACCTCGTTTGTAAGAATATGTACCAACTAGTTCGAACAAGTCATCATGTTCGGTAAGTATCTTTGAATTGCCTACTTGAGGTGCGCCTTCTGCAACACTGCCATTGCCGATGTAAAGTTCTTGTTCGTCAACTGCCCAACCAAATTCACCGCCAGCAAGTTGCGGGATACCTGATCCTTGATTTGCTTGTCCCCTACGGACTTGTATACGACTGATTTGTACTACGGCCACTGCGCTCTCCTAAGTTGCTTTCTATAATGTATTTATGCTTGTTTCTCATAATACATTTCGCAACGCTTCCACCACTCCTGCGCCCACTCATCAAACTCATCTGGCCATATATCAAACTGTTGATAATCTAAATCACGCGAACACATAAAGATATGTCCTTCACGTATGTTTGTGCCATGTACTTCGTTGTGTGCTAATGCGTATGCAGTAAGTTGTAGGTAGTAGTCATACACCCACTCAGGTTTCTTAGGTTTGTTAGTTTGTTTAAAGTCCATTATGCAAGGCTGACCTTTGTATTGTCCTACTAAGTCAGTTGTTCCTGCATAGATGCCCGGAACATATAAAGGAACTTCACTTCCCCATATCTCATCTACATCACCCATTGCTTCGTCACGTATAACACACGCCATTGAGTGTGCTTTTTGTGCATATGGATTGCTACCACAAGTTGGCCATTCGCCAAACTCTATATAATCTTCAAGGTATTTGTGCATACGTGTACCCACGCCTGCCGCTTCAGTTACAATCTCTTGTGCTTTCTTTTCGCCTACACGTTTGCGCCATGCAATTAAGTGTGACTTATCTTTTGTAGCGTCAAGTATAGTTGTTACACTTGCTACAGGTACACCGCCTGGTGCAGCATACTTACGTTTACCGTTTACTTCAACTCGCTTGAGTCTTTCGTATTTGTACTTCTCTATAATTAAGCTCAATCTTTAGGTTCCTTTGGTAATTCTACGTCATAGTCTTCTAGATGAATACGTTGCATGCCAAATGGGTCTGACATATATGGCTCGACTCCCGAGTTCGGATCGTCTACTCCAACAACAGCCGTTACTTCAGGGATCATACCAGTAAGAGTTCTTTCAATACCCTCTTTTAAAGTCATTGAAGACATAGCACAACCAGAACAAGCACCGCTCATTTCAAGTGTTACAACTCCGTCATTGTAATCAAGGTAATTTACTACGCCACCGTGTCCTGCTACTGCTGGCTGAACATATATTTCTAATACTTGTTTAATATTTTCAACAGTTGAATCATATGTATTTTTATCAGTCATAAAAAAGCTCCTATTAATGTATATAATAACACCAAATAAGAGCTCTGTCAACCGTTAATTTAAAGTCCAGCACCCACGTCAGTTGCTCGCTTTGCCATGTCACCAACAGTGTCAGCATCACTTGGCTCAGTGCTACCTACTTGATCCATAGAACTATCGTTAATAGTTACACCTTGTGGATCAAACTTAACTAACTTTTGGAGTTGTGGATTGCTATCGTAAGTTGCTTTGAATGAATTGTAATCAAACTGTGGTACGCCAGCTTTTTTCATATAGCCATTAAGTTTGTCCCACGTAATAGTGGTTCCAGGCTTAATTGTTTTGATTATTTGTACTAGTGTACCAGACTCGTCTAATGCTTCGGCTATTTTAGCTTTTTTTTTGAACGCTCTACTGACTCACGCTTTTCTCTGCCAGCTTCTTCTTCGCCGCCAGCAGCCGCATCGTCTGCACCAAAGTCATCGCCCATGTCATCTAAAGGCTCATCAATACCTGGCTCTAACTCATCAGTAGGTTCCATGTCGCCTAAGTCGCCCATGTCATCGTCGCCCATTGGCTGTTGCATGTCGCCTTCACCAGTTAGCATACCAACACCACTTGTTAGTGCTGCTCTTGTGCCTTCCATTTCAGCATATAGTTGCTCTAATGCAGGCTTAATAGTATTAGTAAATGACTCAGCTTGCTCACTACCCATCTCGTCTCTAATAGCATCTGCTAGTTCAAGCATTGATTCAGTTTGCATTTCTGCTGTGTCTTCCATCCAACCAGTAACTCTGTCAACCATGTCTTTGGCTGCCATTACTAATTCAGCTTTGTCTTCTTCGCCTTCAGTAATAGTTGCTTCAAGCATTGGTTCGTCAATGTCAGCTCTTTCGCCAATCTCAGCATTAAGTACATCTAGGAAAAGTTTTGACTTTTGATACGCTGGATTTTGAGTTGAGTTAAAACTTTCCTTTGTTTCAACTTGACTAAGTGTTGTTCTTAATTTGTTTTGGGCATCTTGTAACTGTCCAAGTGTAAATTCTTCTAAGTTTAGACGCTGGCCAAACTTCTTAGCTAGGCTTTCGTTCAAGCTCTTTGCTGTAATTGGTTTTGAAATTTCTCTTATATTCATTGTTCAACTTTCCTAAATGTTGTTCTTTGTACATTTATTTATCATTTAACACAGGATTAGTTCATCCAGTTGATTCTTGGCATCTTGTGCTAATGAGTAACTTATATCGAATCTAGTTTCTAATACTTCGTATTTAGATCCGTCCTTTGTTCGTTTCATTCCGTGATTGTAAAAAACACAATCTTGATAATGCTTACTTAATATATCATCTAACTTTTCTACAGTTCTAACTAAACTTCCTGTTTGATCACTTGCGTGTACCTTAGCAAAAGCAATAGCACTAGTCTTAGCAAAGAACTTACCTGCTTGTATATTTTCTGCTACATCATATACTAACCAAGCGCCAGCTTTCTTACTGTATCTAACTACATAGTTCTTGATACGTATGGAATTGCCTTTTACTACCGGTAGAGGGTATTCTTTTAACTTGTTGTTAATTAAATTTTCTAATTGACTAGCTAAGTCCGAAATCATTTTGCACCACCATTACTATGTTGTCCCGAAGTACTTTACTTACAAGACTTTTCCTTATCAAGTTCTCAATTATGACTTGTTCTCTAGGAGAAAAGCCTTGTAGGGGTTGCACAGGTTTTACTTTATTCAATACCTCTGCTTCCTCGTTTGATAGAGCTATACTAAAGCTCTGAATTAACTCGTTCAGTTTCATTGTGGTGCAACAACTACCTTGTCACCTCTTTTGGCTTGCATAGCCGGATTAGGTTTTTCGCCAGGTTGTTGTTTCTTTGTCATTGTGACCTTTTTGGTCTTTGGATCTTTTTGTAATGCAGTAGGATTCTTCTTTAGGTCGATCATTGTTTTTGTGCCGTCTCCGTGATCAACTTCTGCCGACTGTCCTGGCTTAAGGTTTTTTATAATAGAAGGTTTCATTCCTTGCATTTCTGTTATTTCATTAATTTTCATATTATATCCTTTTTGCCTTAGACTTTTTACGGTTAGTCCTCATGCTTATGTTTACCTTAGGTAACCTACGTGAAGCAGGATTTGCTCTTTTAGTTCTTGCTGTTTTAACAGCCTGGCGCTTGGCGCCTGCTCTTTTTACTTTTTTAAGTGTAGTTGCCTTCTTAATATTCTTTGGTGCTGTACATGTTGACATCTTAGCAACAATACGTCCTTTACGTGGACCACTACTACATCTGTATTTACGAGTACTCTGGTTGCCTTTACGTCCATAAATGGATGTTGCACCTTCGTCTATACTTATTGATGTTAACTCTCGTAAGTACATTAGATTCTCTTTGCCTTACCTGCCTTATTAAGTTGAGCAACTCTACGGCTTGCTGAATTAGTGCGTTTAGTCTTACGTGCTTTACGTGACATCTTGGCACCTAGTCTTGCTTTTGTAACCTTAAGTTTCAAACGTTTCTTTATGTCAGGTCTTGCAAAGCATTGTGCAATGTTAGACACAATACGTCCATGCCGTGTGCCGCCAGCACATCTAAACTTACGAACAACCTTGTTGCCACGTTTAGCCCATGCCATCTTAGCTTCGTCTAGTTCTTCTAGCGGTAAGGTAATCTCTCTTAATAACATATAGTTATTTAGTTGATTAATTAACGTTTAATAATATAACGATTATTGTTGATAATAAACCAGCAACGATTGTGCCAGCTGTTCCGATAAGCACTTTAGTCAATGATGTTTGACCCTCTGTGATATCTCTGTGAATGTCTTCTACTTTTTCTTCGATTTTGCCTAAGCGGCCTTCAAGTTGTTTATATCTTTCTTGACATAAATCAACATGTGCTTCTAAATTTTCTTTTTCTAAACTGGTGGCTTTAGCCATCTCTATTTCTCCATTAACTCTGCTCAAGAGTTTTGTTAAGTAAACTCGTAGTTCGCCTTAAAATAAGATTGCCTTCAGTGCCTTGTATACTTTTATTTATCATACTTTTGCAAAAACAATGTTGTTATATTGTGAATCGGTTGTTTGAAATACATGTTTATTGAATGTGACAGTTTCGCCTAACTCGTTAATAAAAGGTACCAAGTCATAATCTTGTTTTAACAGTTCTAAATCAACGCCACCCTCACGCTCTATTTCAAATTCTACAGTCCATACAGTATGCTTGCCAGTATACTTCTTTCCAAATTCTTTAGTGTCTTCTTCATTACTTGTTACTACAACAGATACAGGATTGCTTCTTAGGCCTAACGTATTAAACATAGTCATATAGTTTTGGTGTTGTTTATACATATACCTATCTTCTGTTCTACGTGCATGTGTAGGTGTAATGTCGACAAGTGTCTTTAATGTAAATCTCATACTATTACTTATAGCCATAAAAAAAGGCCCACTTAAAAAGTGAGCCTTTTGATGTGACGCCTTTATAACATCACGGTTCCTAAAGGTAGCTAGGAATTCTTATGCTAAGTCGCCTGCTGTTAGTGTGATAGCTGCTACAGTTGATGTTACACCTGTTGCTGTATCTACTAATGCTTTAACAGCTGCTGCTACGTCTGTGTCAGTGTTAGCTGAAACATATGCGTTTGCTGTTGCTGAGTCAACCATTACACATACAATGTTGTTAGCTCTTTCGCCAACGTGTACAACGCTCATTTGTGTTTGAATTGCACTAATTGCTTTTGAAAGGTTACCTTGTGTAAAAGCTGCTACGCCGTCTACAGATGCTGTATCTGCTGTTGCTACGTTTGTTCCTGTAATCTTAAGGATGATTGGATCATATCCATAAAAACTACCTGCGGTTGTTAAACCATTTACTTTTGCTTGTGTTGCCATTTTATTTCTCCTGTTTAATATAAAATTGAAGAGTGTTACCTCTTCGGCTCTAATGACACTATTCGTAAGCTCTTTACGAAGTGCTTATTATTATTTAGTCTTTTTACAAAAAAAGGGCTATTATCAGCCTTTTTTGGCTCTCTGATGTAGTAAGCGTAGCATTTGAACATATCCAGGCCCTGCTGTAACTATATCATCAAGCATTTTAAGTGCTGGCAAGTACCCTTTGACCATTGAACTTGGTACCGACTTGCCATTTAATGCTAGTTCTAAAAACTTCTTTGTGAGCATCATATTACTCTGTCCTACAATCATTCTATAAAGAAGTAAGTCTCTTGCTTCAACACGCTGTTCAATGCGGTCAAATGCTCCTTCATCTAATTCTTCTAGATCGTTGAATACTAACTGTAGTTCATCTAACTTCTCAAGTAGCTCTACAGACTCTTTGTCCGGAGATATATCTTGATCGTTTTCTAATGCTCGGATAAAATCCATTACTTGCCTCGGGCCATTGCTCTTGCTTTTGCGTCAATCTCGTCATCACTCGGGCCAGCGTCAAAATCATCTTCTGGCTCATCTACTGGTTCTGGATCTTTAACTACCGGCTTAATTGGGCCAGTCTTTTTAGCAAGTTCAATAAACTCCATTGCGTCCTGTTTTGAACAACCACTATCTTTTAGTAGTTCAGGCAAGGTACGTGGTCCCCACGTTGTGCCAAAGCGTGTTAGCGCATCACCAAATGCAGACATTCTATTTGACTTTGCAATTTCTTCGTCTGATGTAGTTTTTGTTATCTTCATCTTTGCACTTAGGTCCATTAGTGTGCGGCCCATTGTTGCAAAGTGTTTTGTCTTAGGATCATCACCGTAGTTAGATTCTGTTACTATCTCATTCATTTTCATTGTATTAGTTTCCTTTTAGTTCGGTTGCCATCTAGAGCGTGGAACCAATTTAATCTTTGATTTTTGAGCAACGTAACCTTCACCGCCGCGTTCGTCGCCTGTTGATGCTTTAATGTCTGCATCAGCATCGTCTAGTTGATCTATAATATCATCCTTTGCTAACATAATTTGTTTTACCAAACCAAATATAGCTAGAAGTGCTTGTGGCGACTCGTTATGCATTGCCTGTATCTTTGCCTGCTTGTTAGCACTAACCTTACTAGTGCCTAGCCAATCAAAGAATCCTTTTTCAATATTCTGTAATTGTTTTGTTCGTGTCATATGATTAACATAGGTATAAATTATGTTCTTCATATCACTTAACCCTTTCACTGGAGCAAGGAACGAATCAATTAATTTTCCATTCTTTTGTACCAGCTTACGTATACTATCTGTTTCGCCTGACTTCACAGTTGGCTGATGTGATACATAAGTTTGCCCTAGTACTACAACATCTTTACTGTTTAGTTCACCTACTTGGTTAACTGGCTGTCCGTCTTTGTCTCCAAAGGCATTATATCTTGTGTGTACTGTAACTCCTACTTTAGACTGTGCTATACGTTTACCTATATCGCTGTTAACGTCTACAGTATAAGTTACTTTGTTTGGTGTAAATTGTATTTTACCATCTGTTATTGTGTATGGATTACCTGGATGGTATAATAAGTCTCCGTATACATATTGATTTGTACTTGGTGGAGTTGAGCCTTTTAGTATGTCAAATATCTGTCCCATATCATTGCCAAACTTCTCACGCCATTGTTCGCCTTTGCCACTGTTCTTGATAAACTTAGAAAGGTCAGCGGATGATGTTGAACGCTGTCTTCCCCAGCCATTCTTACCAACCATAACAAACTCACCATTGTCTTCACGTCCCCAATAGATAGTTGGATTACCGTCCCACTTAATGGCAACGTCTGAACTATCTGTTCCTAGGGTGTCTAGTATGTCTGCGGCTTTGTTCGCACCCTGTGACCCATCAACAAACACTAGGTCCTCTAAGTGTTGATACTCTCGGCCAACTTTTGCTTCTGTTAATATACGGAATTCACCAAATCTCATTTTACTAATACGCTCGCTAATGTAACAATTCTATTTATTTGCTTGTCGGCTAATGATTCAAATGTTGACTCAGGTACTTGTTTACCTGCCTTCTCCATTGTTTCTTTCCAGGGAGCAATAAGCTCTTCGTAGTTTGGATCTTTCTTTAAAAAAGCAAGCATTGATTCTACAGTAATTGTATCAGATTCTTTTGCTCCTTTGCCTAGTAGCATAGGTGCAATATCATTCCAGTTAGAAGCAACTACTTCATCGCCTTGTGCAGGATCAACTAAGCCGAACTTAGGACTAAATTTTAAGCCTCGTCCTCTTGCAATACTTGATAACAATATAGCTCTGTCTGTTCCGCCAAACTGTGGGGTGCCGCCTCGCTTTGCTCCACGTTGGAACTCTGGGTTGTCAGTAAACATAAAGTCTGTTTGCACATAACCATTCTTGGAGTTGCCTGCAATAGGTGTACGGAAATGAACTTGATCGCCTGCATTATGAATCCAACCGTCTGTCTTCTTGCGGCCTTTGTTCATGATAGCTTCGTCATCAATGCCTTTTGATTTTAACCAACTAGTAAGTTTAGCAATCAATTGTTCTTTGCTAATTTTACTTGCGTCTGTGTTTAAGTCTAAGTCGCCGGAACTATTCTTTTCAAACTCTCCATCTGGATCGTTTTTCTTACCTGTTGTACCTAACCAATCTTCTTCATCGTATACTAAGCCTGTAATCTTTTCTATAAAGTCTATTGAAGCTTGTACGTCTTTGGTTGCAATACGCTGAGTAAGAGGTCCTTGCTCGGATTTAAATATGTTGCCACCTTCTTTAAGAATCATTTTTCTTACTCTCCATTATTCTGTTTATGCTTCTTTTAAACTTACGAGGATCGCCTGATTTAATACTGTTAATAAATCTGCGTTCCAACTCGGATGCATTATCTTGATCATATGTTCTATGTATCATATTTAATAAGTTAATAGAGCTTTCAATGATGTTACTTGCAGATGCTTCGATCAACAAGTCGTTATCCTTGGGTCTACCAATATTATTAAGTTCATCCAGGATACTTCTAGTTTTTTTACGCATTAGTTTACTTTCCTATATTTGTATTTAGTTACAATAACAATAAATAAATGTACATAATGGAGGGCACAATGAAAGGTATACAAAAATTAAGTTTTTTAGAAAGATCATTATTATTCGCTAAACTATCACAAGTAGCATATAATAACATAGACGATGCTAAAAAGCAAGCAAAAGAATTAGGTTTCACAACTATTGAGTTTTATGACAAAGACGGAGCACAAGCATATCGATTTATGAACAAGACAGATCTTGTTATTGCTTGTAGAGGAACACAACCTACAGAATTTAATGACATCAAAGCAGATTTAAAAGCCCTACCAGTTCTTGCAGAAACTATGAGTCGAGTACACAGAGGTTTCAAAGCAGAAGTTGATGAACTTTGGCCAATGGTCGAAGAAGATGTATTACGTAAAACAAACTTAAACAAGACACTTTGGTTTTGTGGACATAGTTTAGGAGCGGCAATGGCAACTATAATGTCTAGTCGTTGCAAACATAATATTGAACTAAATGACCCAGTACAATTATACACTTATGGTTCTCCTCGTGTAGGTTGGAAAGGTTATTGTGATAATATATGTGTCGAGCATAATAGATGGAAGAACAATAATGATATTGTTACTAGTGTTCCTCCAACGTTTATGGGATATAAGCACCACGGTACTAAACACTACATCAACGCCTATGGTAATGTCCGTAATTTAACTTCATGGCAACGAATCAAAGATAAGTTGCGTGGACTATGGATGGGTATTAAGGCTGGTAAGGTAGATTCATTTAGCGATCACAGTATTGATGAATACATCAAACACATTGAAACAGCGTTAGGAAAATAAACTACTAACGCTTTCTTCGTTTGACACTCTACGTATTGCTTCACCAAACAAAGGCGCGACACTAACCTGTCGTGTCTTTTTACAGTTCTTAGGACAACGATCGTTGATACTATCTGTAACTACTAACTCCTCTAACACACTCTTTTCAACCTTGTTACATGCTTCGCCTGACAATACACCATGTGTAATATAAGCACGAACTGACAATGCACCTGCGTCCATAATTGCTTTGGCCGCACTACATAATGTTCCGCCTGAGTCAACAATGTCGTCAACTAGAATAGCATGTTTGCCTTCAACATCACCAATCAGTGCCATTACTTCGCTCTTGCCTGCTTCAGGCCTACGCTTGTCTACAATAGCAATGTCTCCATGGAACATGTCTGCAAACTTACGAGCTCTAACAGCACCACCTGCATCTGGTGATACAAATACTGTCGGCTCTTCTGTGTTAACTTTATATTTGATGTCTTTGGCAAATACTTTACGGCTTGTTAAATCGTCCACTGGAATATCAAAGAAACCTTGTATCTGTCCTGCGTGTAGATCCATTGTAAGGATTCTATCTGCGCCTGCTGTAACTAATAAGTTAGCAACTAACTTTGCTGTAATAGGAGTACGACTTGCACTCTTACGATCTTGTCTAGCATAACCGAAGTAAGGAATAACAGCAGTAATACGACTAGCACTTGATCGTCTTGCCGCATCAATCATAATCAACAGTTCCATTAAACTATCATTTACAGGGGATGATGTACTTTGTATAATAAACACATCTTCGCCTCTAACGTTTTCTTCAAACTCAACACTTGTTTCTCCGTCTGCAAATGTTGATATTGTTGCTGGTACTAGTCCAGCAAAACAGTGTTCTGCAATATCTTGTGCTAACACCCTATTGCTATTCCCTGCGATTATTTTCATCTTCAAACTGTTTCCTTTCCGCTATGGATGGTTAATTTCTTAGTGTTTGTATAGTATATATGTAAATGGTTTAAAAGTCAAGAAAAAAGACGCCGAAACGTCTTTTTATTTTTTGTTGTATTACAGTCCGTTTGGTACGATAATATAATGTATCATAAGAACCAATGCTACTGAAGCACCAAGTCCTACCATCATCTTTCCAAAGTCCTTTGCTACAAGTGGAAACACACTCTTGGTCTTTTGCTTACCATAGTATGTAGCCATTGCAAGTTCACGTCCTGCAAGTAGACCAACGAACACCCAAGTTGTTGACATAGGAATATCGTTGAGCTCTTTAAAGAAGTATAAGCACAACCAATAGAATAAATCAATCAGTGTTGCTGATCTTACATATTTTGTATTGTGCTTCTCTAGAACAATTTGTTGTATCTTGCCGCCTCGTTCTCTAAACATAAAGAACATGCCTGCTACAAATACAAAACTAATTAGGAACATTAAGTCCATAGGAACTACACGTGGCAGGAATACAGCGATGTTTGCCATGTCATGACTAAGCCATGTCCACCACAAGCCACCAGTTGCTATCCATTGTGCAATGCGCCAAAACTTCTTGTTCTCTTCGCTTACTGGTTTCGTTTCGTCAAACCAACTGTTTGCATACTTTGTTATAGCAAACCATACCATGTATGCAAAACCTGCGGCTACACCGTAACCCATTATCGATTTCATAAGCATCTTCTCCAACACGAAAGTTGAAGCAAATACTGATAAGACCAAGAACGAAGTTGATACTGGTACACCTAAACGTGTTAGTGCAACAAGTATTGCAGGCGCGGCTGCATGATACCATTGTACTTCTTGCCAGGGTATCTTGTTAAGTCTTCCGTAACTGATGTCGCCACCATTTACACTCCAACCATACCATAAGGTTGCAAGTAACACTGCACTTGCGGCTCCCCATAATGTTTTGTAGTTGAATCTCTCATTGTTTGATGCCATCCATGTACCGAGAGTTTGTACTGAATCATTTGCTATTACCGCATATGCGGCGAATAGGAACCCGACTAGGCTCCATAAGGTGAGTGCTTCCATCCTTTTCTCCTTTGCTTGACGGCTTTACCCCGTCGCTCACAAACTAGTAAGCGAGATTGCTTACTATTTTTTAACTGTAACATCACTTAATGTTACTGTCAAACATATTTACTAAAAATATGATTACAGTTTTATTACAATGGTGCAACAATCTTGTGTTATGCATTTAGTGCATAACGAGTATGCATAAATGTAACTTGATTTATGCTCTTAAAGCATGTATTATGTAGTAGTAAAGTATAAATACAAGCGTTAAAACAGTCGCAATGACGGTTTTGACAACACACATAGACACATTGGATAGACAATGCGGATCATCCATCCGTTACAAGTGATTGACGAATACCAAAGGTATTTGCACCGCCGGGGAAGTTCCGGGGTATTGCTTTCCTCAAGCATCATTGAAAACTTAACCAAGGAGAACGAAATGTTTGAAATGACATTCAACGGCCTTGTGAGTTTGCTTGGACCGAAACCG